CACCGTACGAACGAACCTTCACCATAACCATTCCGCCATTGCGTTGGTCGCCTGTTCCGCTGGTGTTGCCTTCGATCGTCAGACATGTCTTTGTGTCGATTAGTCCGACAACAATGCCAATGTGTGAAATGCGGTCAACGCCGTCGTGTGGAAAGTCCATAAATGCAAGGTATCCCAATTGCGCCCTGCCTGACCAGCGTTGAATCTCTTTGAATTTATGTGCGCCGATTGCAGTGCTGACGACTGAATGAATCTTGACACCTGCCTGGGCTGCACACCAATTGACAAAACTGCCACACCAGGGCAAACCGTCAGCCTTTGTGAATTTGCCGTACTTTGTCAGGTTGTCGCCTTCTTCAATTGTGCCGATTTCAGCTGCTGCCACTTCGATCAACCGTGCGTTTGTGCCCTCAGGGTAATTCATGAATTCTCCAATTGCTCTTTTATCGGCTTCATTTCGTCAGCATTCAATTTACGGACAACCCAAACCTGAAAGTATTGACCGTCAACCAAATCGGGTTCAGTTTGATAGGCAATTTCATCTTCCATAGTTTCAGGACAAACTGTTTCTGTCACTTCAACCCAATTTGCAGTTGGGTTCAATGCGACGTCGCCCTCAAAACGTGGAAATTCGTTGGTGTCCAAATTTATGTAAAGGGTCATACTGTCACCTTTGTCACTGTCGCAGTTGAAGTTGTAGATGTATAGGTTGGCGTTGTTGCTGAATAACTTGAATTGCCTATTGTCGTGTTTTGCGTTGAACTGCTGCCGCCATAATCTGCTTCCGTAAATGAACCAGCGGCGTAGACAATGTTTGTGCCACCAAGAGAATAAGTACCTGTAAGGCTGCCGTCTGTTGGCAAATTTGCCAAAAATACGTCTCCACCGTTAGTTGCAATTGAACCTGTGACATACATGTTAGAACCGTCAATGACAATGCCTTGCAATCGAATGTTATCAGCTGCGCTCTTAATTGTTCTTTGCCACTGGATTGTGCCTGATGAATTGTACTTAGCAATGAAGCCACCTTCAGCAGCCGTGCCACCTGTTGCATAATAACCAACAAAATAAAGATAGCCGTCGTCTCCAATGACTAAAGAATTGTCGGCTGCTCGTAAAGTGCCCGTATGTGTAAGGCGTCTATTCCATTGTTGCGTTGGTGTTGAATTGTACTTGAACAAACACGGACCACTAAAACTCAAAGAATAAACATTTCCACTACTGTCAACTGCACCACTAATAACCGTAGAACCTGTGTTGTTTATTTGCCAGGTAATAGCACCAGCGGTAGTCATTTTAGCAATTAAATTTTCTGTGCCACCGCGTGCATAGCCAAAAACGTATGGTACTTGGGAACTATCTAAAGCCACGGAATACAAATACTGATCATCTGCTGCGCCACCAGTAGTCGAAAACTCTTTTTGCCAAGAAATTGCCAAACTGCTATCTACTTTTAATAGCGCACCTTTGCCGCCTGTTGAGGGATAAATAGGCAAATAACCCACACTGTTTGTCGAATCCCAAATCAAGCCCATTGTTGCGTATAAGCCGCCGTATTCTTTTTGCGCTTGAATTGCCCCGGCGGAATTTATTTTTACCAACAAGGCAGATTGTGCGCCGCTAGTATTGCCCAAATAAAAATTACCTGCACCGTCATTAGCAATTTTTCCAACGCCTAAAGAAAGACCATTGTTAAGATACTTAGAAACTGAAACTGTCGCGGTTGTTGTAATTTTCTGAAATAAACCGCCACCTGCCGCGTCGTTACCTGCGACATAAAGATCACCGCTATAAAGCGAAATCGCTCTACCTTTTTGGTCACCTGCCCCCGTAGTTATGGAAGCCAAAAACGCGGGTGGGGTTAAATGACCACTAATTTGTGAAGCAAGAATTCCAGCAATGATCACGACAAATCGCCCACAATAGTGAATGTGTTTGAAGCGGTGCAAATAATTGTGCAGGCTGAGTATTGAACTCTTAATTTTGGTGCAGACGCCGTTGCGCCTGTTGAAGTAATTGTGACGCCTGCGCCTTGCGCAAACGTGACCTGACCCGCACCAATTTGTTGAAGGTTGATGATGTTGCCAGTGCTAAAAACTGAGGGCGGAACTGTGACGGTAATTGCTGAAGCATTTGATGCAGTAACCCATTTGTTTGCTGCGTCAGCTGCAACAAGGGTGTAGGTAGTGCCAGTTTGCGCGTTAAATGCAAGGGTGGAATCGTCCTGTTCTATCCATGTGAAATCCATGTCAGTGTTGGACGCCTTCGATAAAACCTGACCCGTTGTGCCACCTTTAAGATCAGCCAACGACGTGTCAACGGCTTGACCGAAAACTTCAAAATCAGCGGGCAAATCCGTGACTAAATCGCTCGACGTCGGCATAATCCAGCCGAACGAACTCGTAGGGTTACTCATAGGTATTCTCCATTTCTACGCCACTATTGTGGCATTTGCCCAGTCTAAAGTCGGCGACACGCTCGCCCACGTTTCGGTGATCGGTACGTCATTCCAGCGCATTGCCTGCAATGAATAAGCAAGCGGGGACAACAACAATGTAACGCTCAAACGGTTATACGCGGCTTGAAATGACCAGCCTTCGACAAAACCCTGAAACGTACCCGACGCCATGTTCAGCGGCAGATTGTTCAGGGCAATTGCTTCACCCATGAAAATGTTGATCATGTTGTCACGGTCTGCATTGTCAATTTCAGGATTTGTCAGGTCAAATGTAATTTCGCTAAAGATTGGTTGCGGCTGGGCGCGAAGTGACAAATAGAAATTTGCCTGGGCAGTCGCGTCAGCTGAATTGTGCAATGTTGTCGTGATGATTTGGGCAAGTGTGCCGTATTGAGCAATTGATGTGGAATCACTAGCAGATTGTTCGCTGCTGCTGGTAGCACCGTATTGAATCGTTAACGAATTTCGAACGTCGCCCACACGGGTTTCAATGCGCAAACCTGCTGCCCGGGCGTGGTTGGCGTCAAGGTCAACATAACCGTTTGCCGCAAGGTATTGGGTGCGGTGCGTACTGTCGGCATACCCGATCGCCCCCGTTGGGGATTCGTATAAATAACCAAGTCCTGAAGTTGCCAGTGCTGAAACTAAGGAATACACGTCGGTGCGGTCTGATGATCGCGCCGCCAATTCGTAATTGCCTGGACGATCGATTTCACCTAAACCATTGTTTTCAGCAGTTGCCCATGTTGTGCCCGCTGGTGTGTACCCAGCCCAAGTCACTGACGGTGCAACCTGCGCCCAGGTGTTGAATAAAACGTCACTCAAAATGTCATAAATTTGATTGCCGTCAAACTCTTTGGAAAGTACGCCGTCGGTTAATGCCTTTGGCAAACGTGCCAATGCGCCCAATGCCGTAATCAAATAAGTCTGCGTGAACATGGTCGAACCAACGTCACGCACTTCCAAACCAATGTCCACAACGTTGCCACCAAAAATCGGCACAAATGTGCCTGCCGTATCTTTGACCTGCACGGAAATGGTTGAATTGATTTCGACGGGTAATGCAGTTTGATTGACGTCAATCAATTGAATGTTGGTGTAACCCGCTTGCGCTTGTTCATAAATGTTTGTGCGACCGCTGCGAATTGTCAGGTTTGCCAAAACGGCGTCAGCGTAATCTACACCGTCGATCGTGACCTTCCAAATTGGTGACCACTGCGTCATGTTAGATCGCCTGAAGCGCGCTTGCGCCGCCTGTGCCGCGGTAGTAACTAGAATTTAAGGTTTCAACAATTGTGCGGGCAGTGCCTTCTTTATCGAATGCGCCTGTGACTGTCAGGTTGATTGTTGTGCCCATTCCTAATCTTTCGGCGTTTGCCCGATCGCTTAATCCGCGAGATTCTGCGCTGCCAATAAAGCCTGACGAAGCAGCTGCCGTTGCGGCAACCCTTGCAGCAGTTGCGATTCCGCTTGATGTTGTGCCCCCGCTGGACGTTGTTCCCGCTGGTGTTGTAATTGCTGAAACGCTAGGGGTTGAAACCGAACCTGTTGACATTGAAAAATTACCCAATGCGCCCGTTGATGTTGAACCCGACCCACCACCAATTTTTGGAATCATTGGCACGTCCTTGCCCCACTGCACCGCGTTGTATCCCTTGATAATCAAGTTAATGCCGTCAATGGCAGTGTTCAGCAATGGTTTAATCGCGCCCAATACTTTGGCAATAATCGTGATAACCAATTCAGCAATGTCGCCAACCACCTTCAATGAATCGCCAATTGCTCTACCGATCAACGGCGCAATGAATTTGACCACGTCCCAAAATGCTTTGAATTCGTCCTTGCTATTAAGCACCGCCGTTTTGACGCTATCAAAAACTGACTTTACGCCTTCAATGATTGGTGTAAATGTCTTTTTCAATGTCGTGCCAACGTCAGTAATGACCTTGCCGAACCCTTCACCGTCGGTCAGGCTGAAGGCTTTTGAAAATGCCTGGATTGCTGGCAACGCGTTTTGATTGATGAATTTCAATAATGTGTCAAGGATTGGAAGCAATGCAGTTCCAATTGTTTCTTTTGCTTCGTCGAAGGCAACCTGAACGCGTGCGATCTGTCCCGCGTATGTGTTCGCGTTTGCAGCGGCTGCGCCACCAAACAATTCAGTCAGGCGACCTTGCACCTGCTCAAATGACATTGTTTTAAGTTCGGCAGCGTCAAGTCCAATGCCTAATTTACCAAGCGCGGCAGTGTTGCCGTCGTACGCTTTGCCTAAACTATTTGCAACGGCTTCAAGCGGTTTTCCTGTAGCTGCGCTTATGTCTAAGGCGGTTGAAAGTAAATCTTGCGCCTTTGTGATGTCACCCGTCGATCTAACCAGGCGACCCAATGCAGGGCGCAATTGGTCGTCAGCAACGCCCGTTGCCAATGACATTTGAAGAATCGAATCTTCGGTTGCCTTGATTTGTGCCTGCGTTGCACCCGTCGCGTTTTCCAACGCCAACGCCAATTGTGTCTGCGCTTTTTCGTCGGCAATGGCTGCCTTTACGCTTTCGATACCAATTGCAATTGCAGCAGCACCAGCAGCGGCAGCAGCTGCGGCGAACGCTTTACCGATTGCAACGCCTGCCTTGCCAACCTTGTCGCCAAATGAATCAACGTCGCCTGAAGCGGTTTTCAGCGATTTGTTGAGATTGTCAACGTCGCCAAGAATCGAAAGTTTAAGGGTACGACTGCCAGCCATTAGTCATACTTCCTAACTATTTTGGAAAATGATTCTTCCCATTTTTTGATGATCTCAGGTTGTGCGCTTCGAAGTGTTGGATAAATAAACCAGCCGCGTGACCCGCGACCTTCACGACCCGACCAAACTGGAAATTGTTTGTATTTATTTGAACCGAATTCGTAACCGCCCCAAACCTGTTGAGTTGTACCGCCCCCACTTAATTTTTGTGCAGCAAAACCAAATGAAATTTCACCGATCTTTGACGACTTTGAAACCTTTGAACCCTGCGCGATCTTAGGTGCGACGCGATTGGTCGATTGATTAGCCGTGGCAATGATCTTTGTACGAACGTACTCAGCAAGTTGTGACGTTTGCTCTTTTGCTTGCTGGGTTGCTTCTTCGTCCATTGCTTTGAAGGATTTAAGAATGGCGCGCAGTTCCGCTTTGTCGTAGGAAATTGCTTCCTTAGCCATTTGCGCGCCTTTCCAAGATTTCGATAACCGTCAGAATGTCCTCGGCTGATTCAAACTCATTTGGTGATAGCCCCGTTGCCAGGGCTATCTCCCAAACGATTCGACTTAGGCTTCCGACTGGGTAACTTTTGGGTTTGCTTCACCGACGATCACTTCGGAAATGGTTTCCGTCCATGCTTCGATTGGCTTGACTGGTTTGCCAGCTGCTTCTCGCTTCATGGCGTGATAGGCAAGGAATACCAGGTCGGAAATTCCGATCTTTTCCTGCGCCTGGGCAATGGTGTGACCCGTTTGCTTCTCCCACTTCACCCATTCAGGCGGTGCTGCCGTGTAGGTGATTTGGTCGCCGTTGTTGTATTCAATTGTGATTGGTAGTTTCATTTTGTCTCCCGATTAGTAGTTTTTAACTGAATGTTTCAGTAGGTGTTCCCACCACAATGAATGATAGGTCAACGGTCTGCGCGTCAGGTGCTGACCCGCCGACTGCTGGAAATACTGGCATAACGTTGAATGCAAAAACCGCACCAGTCACGGCAGTCAATGAAACCGCCAATGTTGTGTTCGGTGCTGATTCGCACGCAGTCCATAATGCTTCGCACAATGAACCTGAAGCGCCCCAGTCTGCAAGCATTGAAACGTCGAATGTCCACTGGTCGTCAATGTGCTTGTAAGCCTTGCCGTCAAGTGTTTGGTATGTCTCGACGGTCGGTGAATTTGCAAGTGTTGCGCTGGTCGCCTGCGCGTCATAGTTAACTGTGGCAATGGTCACGACTAGATCGCGACCCGTAATGATTGTCGTTGGCATTTTGTCCCCTAGTTTGTTTGAGTGTAGTAAGTCGAAACATTGATGTCAGCAACCAGCATTGGACTTTGACCTACTTCCAACACCGTCGGCTTTTCAACAACGCCCACGACGTATCCTGCGGGCATTGCCGCAAGAATTCCTATGATGAGTTTTTCCAGGTTATCAAGTGAACCTGCGTTGCTATTTGAAGCAACAATTGCAGTGATTGCAAAATTGATTTTAACTTTTGTCGAAGCCTTGCCGATCAGCACAACTTCCATGTACGGCGAATCGGGCACAATGACGATTGCTGGTGGAATTGGTGATTCAGGCACGCTTGAATAGCAAGTTGCTGAAAGTGATGAAAACGCGCTTGCCAGGGCTGCGCGTGTATCTGCAACGGCGTTGGCGGGCATTTATTGAACGACCGTTTCAACGTCTAGGTAAGGCATTAGCAAGGTTGACACGCGGTTGGTCAGGCTTCGACCCATACGGTAAGGCGTTGAAGCAAAATCGACGCCCTCAATTTGACCACCTGCTGCAACGCGTGATTGGAAGACTTCAACTGAAACCGCAAGGATTGCAGATTCAATTGGTGCGCTGGTTGCGTAAATGTCAGCTGCTGAATAGCCCGAAAGTGTTGCAGTGCCTGTTGGAATTATGTCGCGCAATGTGACGTCAGATGAAGTCAATGCAGCGGTAAAATAATAAAATCCTGTTTTGACAACGGTGTGTGTTGCCGTAAATGGTGCAGGCAAACCAGCAACAATGACTGACTGACCAGCAACGAAATGGTGTTCCCGTTGTGTGTAAAAATACGCAACGTTTGATTCTAATTTGTAAGCGTTAACGGCTGAAGTGTTTGCGACCAGCATGGGCAAAATGACGGCTTCGGCGGTGTTGATAATTTCGTCCAGGTAACTGTCTGAATAAAGTGAAACGGACACGCCAAGCACCGTGCGCAATTGGCTTGCAGTAACAATGACTGGCATGTCCGTTTCCTTTCGATCGGCTGCGGCGAGATCGGGAGAACCCGCCGCATGATTAGTTGGGGTTAGTTATCAGGTCTTATTGATACCAAACGCACCTGCACCGATTTTCGTTGCAATTGCGCCGTATCCATAAACTGAAACTGAAACCTGACCTGAAGCAATAACGTCAGCGCGTAGACGATACGTTGGTGATTCATACCATGTGTAGGCAGTTGGGTTGATGATTAGCATTGAATCATCTTTGTCAGTGTCATTTGCTGACGGTACGTTTGCAGTGACGTAAAGATCAAGTCCCGCAACGTTTCCACGAATTGAATCTGGACGAACTGAACCACCCGCATTTGAAGGTTGCGCAGCCATGTAAATTGGACGACCTGAATCGTTCAATGTCATTAGGTTTGCCCATTGTGAAGTGTTCGCAAGAATGTTGCGCGCAAATCCCTGTGTGTTTGAATAAACGCTTGCAGCACCGCGAGAAACAAAACCAAGCAACTCTGAAGCCGTTGGGTATGTTGTCAGTGTTGTTGAATCTGCGGTTGCACCTGAAGCAAGTGCAGTGTAAACGGCAAGGTCTGTTGCCTTAGCGTAAGCAGCTGACATGTTTGTTAGCAACTCATTGAAGAATAGCGGTGAAGTACGATCTAGCAATTCAACAGAAAATGTCTGTTGTCCTGCGTACTTCTTGACGGATACTGAAAGGAAACTTGAAGCCTGATCAGTTTCTGAAGGTGTGCCTGCTTCGGCAGTTTCTGCCACTGTTGGCATTGTTG